CAATTCATTTACGAATATTATTGGTAGTGAAACAAGAATGACCGAAGGTAATCAATATAATATTGTAAAGGGTACATCAAATCATATCGTAGAAGGCACATTAAAATTAAATTCAAAAGGTGTTCTTTCAATGTCTTCAGAGGAAGAAGTTGATTTGGCATCTGACAATATGAATATATCTGCAAGAGATCTTTCGGTGTTTGGTACAAATGGCGCCTTCGGTGGAGAGAATGTACAGCTCTATGCATATAATGCTCGTATTGGTAATTCGATCTATGCAGGTAAAACAATTACTGTACCACAAGTAAACTTTACAAGAGCAGATGGTACTGCAGTTTATGCTGACTTACAAGGTACTGCTACTAAAGCTTTAAGCTCGAATGAAGCAGGTTATCATGCCGCATCTGCAGGTGGTTATATTTCTCATCCAGGCGCTTCTTATGGATATACTGCTAATACTGCAACAGAAACACTCGAAGACCAAACCGATAGAGTTGATGATAATGCGACTTCTACATCAGCAGTAAACGAAACTAATGTAAATGATTATTTAGAAAATTCTGATCGTGCAATTGCAAAAGTAAAGGTAGATCCCGGTGGCCATCTTCATAAAGGTGTCGATAAAACAGAATTATATGATGGTGTAACTGATAGGGATCCAACTCTTACAGAAGCACGCGCACTAATGAAAGATCCAGATAACGCTAACAATGCAAAATTTGTTGGTGCTACAGTTGCTACTGGTACAGTAAGTCCTAATGTAAGTAGTCCAACACCTCCAGCAGTTGGAAGATCTGTAAATCCATCTGAAGTGAAAAAGAGAGGTTCTACACCAGTTGGTCAATCTTCTGTAGGTGGAGCTAAGAGGTATAAGGCATGAGTACTTTTATTCCAAATGCTCAGTATAACCCTGAGTTTCAAAAAGATATTACTGCTAAAACGTTATTGGCTCCAGGAATTCCTGTTGCAAGATTTCTTGGAGGTACAGGAACTGCAGCTACTATAGATCATATTACAGTAAATCAAACCGCTGAAGATAAGATGAAACTTGCAAAACAACTACATATGCAAGCGATGGCACTCTTTGCGGCATCTCGAAATCGAGAGTTTGATTTCCATAGGATTCGTGTGTCTGAAGGATATTATAGACTTCCATATCCTACGAAAAAATATGATCCTGATAGTATACTATTCTTACGAAATAAAGGACAAGCTATAGTTTATGAAATACGTGGCGAAGACGGTATTGTTGATATTGAAAAATCATTTGATCTTGCACTCTTTTGGTCTACAACTAAGATTGGTGGAATACGACCACAAAAAACAATATTAAGCTATGATAACTTTGATCCGTCTGGTCTTATTGATGCACAAGTAACTCTTGTGATGCCAGAAATATCAGGTAATTGGTCAGTAAAATATAACGGTGAAAATCAAGTAGAAACAAAGTGGAATGGCTTTAGTCAATCTACAGGTGAACTAATAGAAGTCTTATATGAAGAACGAGAAGAAAGCTTGTTATACGACATAGCAGGTAAAAACTGATATAAATAGCAGTAATAACTTTCACAGAGGCTTGAATGGCACGAGTTTATGCAGTTGAAGACGGCGACTTAACACAGTCGATACGTGTAACAAGAAAAGAAAAATATAAAGACGTAAATATAGGTTTTCTAAATAGAGGATCTACTAATAATACACGTACTGATGTTTTAAAAGTTACTGACGCGGCAGCTGTAAAACAATCTGTAAGAAATATCCTTACTACTGGTCGAGGAGAAAAACCCTTTGCTCCATTATTTGGAAGTGATTTAGGTTATTTACTTTTTGAGCTCGATGCAGAGTTTGACGAAGATATTATTGAAGATGAGATTAAAGAAACATTAGCAGTATATGAACCACGAGCTGAAGTGCAATCAGTAGCAATAGATGTAAATGGTGAACAAAATAGTGCTAAATGTGTGGTAACATTTAAAGTTGTCAATACAGATATTGTAGTTGACGAAGAAATAGATATTACGAGGCTGAGATGACAACTACTATTAAAACAACTCAACTAGATTTTGATAATATTAAAAATGCATTAAAATCTTATTTACAAGATAAAGATGAATTTTCTGATTATAATTTTGAAGGTTCTGCATTAAATAATATTATGGATGTGTTAGCATATAATACACATGTTAATGGTTTAATTGCAAACTTTGGTATTAATGAATCATTTTTAAATACTGCACAATTAAGATCTTCGGTTGTTTCTCTTGCGGCCGCAGTTGGTTATGCTCCAAGATCTCGTTCAGCATCTTCAGCCACTGTAAATCTTTACATTAATATTCCAGAAGTAAGTAGACCGTCTTTAGTACAATTGCCAAAAGGAACTTCTTTTTCTACAGAAATTGAAGGCACGTCTTATACATTTAGAACAATTGAAAAATATAGCGCTACACCAAATTCAAATGGTTTATATCAATTTAAACTTACTGATGGAAGTTTAAACTTACCAATATATGAAGGTAAAGAAAAAACAAAAACTTTCTATGTTGGTGAAGTTGATGAACAACAAGTATTTGTGATTCCTGATACTACGATCGATACTAATACTCTTGAAGTAAAAGTATATCCTACAGCAACAAGTTCAGAGTCAGATGCAGCGACATATACTGATATTTTAGATGCCCCAAGAATTACACCAGATTCTACTTTGTATCAAATTAAAGAAGTTCCGAATGGGTATTACGAACTTATTTTTGGTGATGGACTTGCAACGGGTAAACGTCCTGAAGCTGGAAATAAAATTGTAGTTACATATCTTTCAACAAAAGGACCTGAAGGAAATGGTGGTACATTATTTACACCAGAATCTACAGTTTCTGTTGAGGGTTTTGGCAACTATACTCTTGGTATTACAACAATATCAGAATCTGCAGGTGGTGATGAAAAAGAAACCATGGATTCAATTCGATTGAATGCTCCTGTTGCATTTGCATCTCAACAAAGGCTTGTGACTGCAGAAGATTATCTTGCACAGGTAAAAGCAAAATACGGAAATGTTCTTGACGATGTGATTTCATGGGGTGGTGCAGATAATGTTCCTCCTGTATATGGTGTTGTTTATATTGGTCTTAAATTTAAAACAGGTATTTCAACAGAATCACAGCAAGCGACAAAAGATGCTATTGTAAGTCAATTAACAGATAACCTTGGCATTATGTCAATAGAGACAAGATTTGCTGATGTTGAACAAACATTCCTTGAACTTTCATGTAACTTTAACTTTGATCCTGATCTTACTACTGCCACCCCAAGAGCAACTCAAAATGCTGTCGTTGATAAGATGTCAGAATTTTTTGAAGAAAACTTATCAACATTTGGTTCTGTATTTAGAAGATCGAATCTTTTGGCAGAAATCGATGATATTGATGTTGCGATATTGAACTCATCAATCAATGTAAAAGTTCAGCAAAGAATTACTCCAGTTTTAAATAAAACCCTTGCTTATACGTTAAATTTTCCAATGGCCATTGCAGGTCCAGATGATCAAGAATATAGAATAAGCTCTGGAAGATTTAGTATTGGTGCTATAACATGTACTTTACGAAATAAACTTAATACTAATAAATTAGAAATTGTATCTACTGCTGGTGATGTAATTATTGATAATGCTGGAAGCTATGAAGAAGGCAGCGGTAAAGTCAATATAGTTGGTTTTACTCCATCTTCGATTGATGGTGGAACAGATCTTAAAGTTTCTGTAGTGCCTGCAAACCAATCTGTTGTAAAACCTCTCAGAAACTATATTCTTACTTTTGATGAAGCAGCAGCTACTGCTACAGCAACTATCGATTATCAGGAAACTAGTGTGAGTCTATAATGGGACATCGTAACGATCAGAAAAATAGAAGACCGGATATTTTTCACGAATCTCGTGTAAAAGAAGTATTGTCTTCTCATATACGTGAGAGTTATCCACAGCTTGTAAATTTTCTCGATTGTTATTACGATTTTATGGATTCAGATGGTGGTAATCATGCATTCGATAATAAGATCCATGAGATATTATCTCTCAGAGATACTGAAGAAGTACCAGAAGAATTCTTAGCTCAGCTCACTTATGAACTTGCAAGTCGTCTTGAAAATAATGAAAAGTTTACAAACGCGAGATTTGCTCTTCAAAGACTTGCCTATTTGTATCGAGAAAAGGGTACACCAAAAGGCATTGAAGAATTTTTTAAAACATTTTTTCAAACAGAAGTCGAAGTCATATATCCAAAGAAAGACATTTTTATAGTTGGTGAAGATGAAATTGGTCCTGACTATGAACATTATATTCAAGACTATAGGCTTTATCAAAATTATTCATTGCTTCTTAAGCTTGGTCTTTCTCGTAACCAATATGAAACTTTATATAAAAAGTTTATGCATCCAGCAGGTTGGTATTTTGAAGGTGAAACGTCATTTACTTCTGAAGCAACTATGCCAATTGGAGTAAGTTTCCCGCTCGAAGACTCTGCTATTATTTCTTATGTAAATGAAGTATATGAACCAATCTTCCAGCAATCAAGATACACAGAGATTGTTTCTCAAAATACTAATAATGAATTCTATTTTAGCGAAATCGGTGGAACAATCAAAACTTCTGATTGGAAACGTGATGGTAATGTTGATTATGAAGATTCACATCTTGATATGCTATATAATACTATTGAAGAATATCAAAATTATACAATTGCAGAATTAAGTAGATTCTATCAAGTAGGAGATTTTGCTGGTAATAATTCACACACATTTGATGAAGAACAATTATATGAAGTAGATTGGTCAGAAATTGAAACAGCTCTGTTACAAGCAGCTGCATTTAATAGTAGTGGTTATTTACATTCATTCTTAGTTAGTGATAGAGGAGATGGATATCTATATGGTGATATAAATCTATCAAATCAAGGTGGAACACAAGTCTTTGGGCCAGGTGCACCAATTACTGCTGCAGATGCAAGCGAAGCTCAAGACTATGGTAATAATGGAACGACTGGAACACAAGCATATGATGATCACATTGAACAATATCTTGTTCCAGAGTTAAGAAGACTAAGAAGATCAGATCCATCTACATATAATGCAGCATTTACATCTACTCCAACTGATGATCCAGTCATGGACTTCTCAAATATAATCGAAACGATGGATAATGGCATGTATACAAGATATAGTCCTTGGTTCCATCATAGAGATTCTTCAGCATAATGTTAAATTAATCGATTAAATCGATATAAATAGAATTAAATTTTATAGGTTTTAATATGTCAAAACAAGCTATCAGTTTAGGTACAACAGCAAATGACGGAACTGGCGATACACTAAGATCAGCTGGTCAAAAGATCAATGCTAACTTTGATGAAATTTACTCTGCATTTGGTACTAGTACAGCTTTATCAACAGGTGTTACAATTGGTGATTCTTCAATTACTTTTGAAGGATCAACACCTAATGCATTTGAAACTGAAATTGCTGTAAATGATCCAACGGCTGATAGAATTATTCGATTCCCTGATATTAGTGGTGATGTGATTGTCACTAATGGTGCACAAACCTTAGATGATAAAACTTTACATCATGCACACATTGATAGTGCCGAAGTCGTGAATCTACAATTGTTTGATTTTGATGGCGGTAATCATTATAACGTCATTATTCCAACTCTCGGATCTGATATAAATACAAGGTTCCCTCTTTTATCTGATAGTGATACGTTTACATTTAATGCTCAAGCACAAACGCTATCAAATAAAACAATGTATCGGCCAATCATTCAACAAGAAATTTCTGATAGTCTTGGCAATCCAATTCTTGAACTTGATAGAGCTGGAACAGCAAGCTATATTGCTATTTCAAATGCAAATAATCCAGCAATTCATGTTCATAGTTCAAATACGAACGCGAACTTAGATCTTGAAGGTCAAGGTAATGGTTGTGTTGCTATTGATAAGATGATGTTAAAGAGCGATGGTGAGATTACAGTCTCTGCTCAAACTATCGAAAGCCAATCTGGTTTTACTATTTTTGAAAAAGCAAGTTTACCAAATAACCAAACATTGGCCGATGGTCATCATACAGGGGAAATGAGAATTTTTGTTAATAAAGGTGCAGCAACCGTAACATTAACTGTCACAACTGGTGCCGCAGTATCAAGTGTATCAATGCCAACAAGTGCCGGATTCCAAGCTATTTGGGATAATGACGGCGGAGGAGCAGATGGTAAATGGTATATAATTGGTAATAACGGTTGTACAATTACACCATAATAATAGGAAATAGAAAATGCCTGCAGTCGTAACTGATAAACTTAAAAGAGACTTTTTACAAGTAATTTATGATGATATTAAAGGTTCATTAGCAAGTTACTATATTGCCATAGGTCGTGGTGAAGATTGGAACAATGATGATACTGTTCCTACTGGTACACCAGATAATAGCATTCGTGATGAAAGAAACTTTAGACTTAGCGCGCAGGCTGCAAAGAAAGTTACTGATGTTTCTTTTGTTGTTCCACGCTTTAACTGGACATCTGGTACTAATTATTCTCAATATGACGATGCAAGAGATAAAACACCAGGAACTGTTGGTGCTACAAACCAAAATCCATATTACGTGATTACTGATGAACAACAAGTTTATATTTGTTTAAAACAATCACGTACTGCTACTGGAGCAATTAATCCTTCAACTGTACAACC